TTTGCAAACGGTGGCAACTCTTTTAAGATTGCTCTTTTTACAAATTCACAAGCCGGTAATGACAATCTTGGTGGTACAAGCACTGACATGGATTCTACCATTACGGGATACTCAAGTTCTGCGGGTAACGAAGTTGGTAACTCTGGTGATTACACTGCGGGTGGAGGTGCTTTGGCTAGTCAAGCAGTTAGTGGATCACAAACACAAACGACAGCGTTTGTAGATTTTGCCGATAAAACTTTTGGATCAGCTACAATCACAGCAAGAGGAGCCTTAATATATAACGATACAAATAGTGACAAAGCTGTGTGTATCTTAGATTTTGGCTCAGATAAATCGTCTTCCTCTGGGAACTTTACTATAGTGTTTCCTAGTGCGGATACAAGTAGTGCAATAATAAGGATAGCGTAATGGCATTTGTGATTGCAGATAGAGTACGAGAAACCACAACCACAACGGGCACGGGCACAATAACTTTAGCGGGTGCGGTCACCAATTTTGAGACTTTCACTGCTAATTTATCTAATTCTGATACTACTTACTATGCTATTATAGATAATACTAACAATGCTTTTGAGGTTGGTCTAGGAACATTTACAGCTTCTGGTACAACATTAGCACGATCAGTTATAGCAAGTTCTAACAGCAACAATCTAGTAGATTTTGGGGCAGGCACGAAAGAAGTCTTTATAACCATACCCGCTAGTAAGATGGTGGTGGAAGACGGTAGTAACAATGTATCTATTGGAGGCACAGTAACAGCTACAGCTTTTAGTGGTAGTGGTGCAGGTCTTTCAGGTGTGGATGTAGTAAATGATACTAGCCCTCAGTTGGGTGGTAATTTAGACATGAATGGAAACGATATTGTCACTACGTCAAATGCAGACTTAGAGTTAGCTCCTAACGGAACAGGAAAAGTTGTTGTAAAAGGAAACAATAATCAAGGTGCTATAAAGTTAAACTGTGAGGCTAACTCACACGGACAAACAATAATCGCTGCTCCACACTCAGAGAGTGCTAATAATACGCTAACCCTACCTAGCACAGGTGGAGATGCCCGTTTAGTATCAGCGACATCTACGGCTACGCTAACCAACAAAACTTTTGGCGATAACGTAAGTTTTGGTGACAATAATATTACAAACGTAGGTGACATAGCTATAGACTCCATTAGTCCAGATGGCACAGATATAAACGTAGCTGTATCAGACAACTCAGCAACAGCATTTACTATTAAGCAAAGCACAAACAACTATCTTGTTATAGATACTGGAGATGGAGGGGAGTCTGTTGCTATAGGCACAGGTGTATCAGGAACTGCCATATCCATAGGTCATTCAACATCAGAGACAACAGTAAACGATAATCTTACAGTTACAGGTAATTTTACTGTAAACGGAACAACCACAACTGTAGATACTACAAATACCACCGTCAAAGATAGTTTGTTGGAACTAAACAGTGGGGCAACTTCAAACTCTAACGACTGTGGTATAGTTATTGAAAGAGGGTCTACTGGCGATAATGCCATAATAATGTGGGATGAGAGTTCTGATACATTTGTAGTAGGAACAACAACAGCCACTGGGGCATCTACAGGAAACTTAACCGTTACAGACGGAGCTTTACAGGCAGGATCACTAGACATATCTGGTGACGTAGATGTGGACGGAACGCTTGAAGCTGATGCCATGACGTTAAATGGCACATCAATTACAACAACAGCAACGCTATCAACAGGTATATCAAATGGAAATGTTTTGGTTGCAAATGCAAATATAGTAGACAATGATTTTCTGAGAGTTGACGGAACAAGCATTGAGGGTAGAAGTGTCTCTGAGCTTGCAGATGATATAGGGGCAGCCACTAAAGGATTTGCCACAGCGATGGCGATTGCGTTGTAAAGGAGGTTGAATGGCACAAGATTTCGAAAGAGCAGTAGCAAAAGATAGCAACACTGATATTGATATAGGAACTACTGCAAGAGCCGTTTTTGACTCTAATTCTGATGATGCAATAGTTGGGATAAGACTAGCAAATGTAATCACCTCTCAAATAACAGTGAGTTGTTTTGTGAGAACAGATGCAGCAAATCCAGGTAGTGGGAGTGACCTAGACGTATATTTAATAAAAAACGCACCTATACCTGCAGGATCAAGTTTAGAATTGATAGACGGTGGTAGTAAAATAATTTTACAAAGTGGAGATCAGTTGTTTGTACAATCAAACACCGATGCGTCTTTGAATTGTTATGTAAGTTTTGTGGATCAAATTAGCACATAGGAGGAGTTATGCCATATATTGGTAGTCAAGTTGGTTCTAGTTTTTCATCAAGACCTGCTACGCAGGAGTTTAATGGAGATGGCTCTACAACGGTCTTTACATTAAACCAGACTGTTGCTCAAGAAGATATCGTAGTAAGCGTTGACGGTGTAATACAGGAGAGTGTAGACGCATTTACAGTTCCAAATGGTACAAACCTTACATTTACAGAGGCTCCATCAACTGGCACAGGTAATATCTTTGTAATTTATCTTGGTGCAACAGATACAAGTATTACGATACCGACACAGAACAAAGGCAACTTCAAGAATGGTGGTATGTTTAGAGTTAACTCTAAAACTGTAGATGTGGATACAACAATAGAAGCAACGGAAAACGCATCAGCAACGGGACCTTTGACTGTATCTTCTGGTATAACCATCACAGTAAACTCAGGGGGCAGTCTAGCAATCATATGAGTAACCTTCTAGTACAGAATATAAAACATACGAACGGCACCACGGCTCAGACTATAGATAGCAGTGGAAGAGTTTTTACACCTGTTAGACCTGCTTTTTTTGCTTATTTAAATACCACAACGGCAATATCTTCAGATGCCACCGACCAAAAAGTTTTATTTAACGCTGAAGATTTCGATAAAACAAATAATTTTGCTAACAATGAGTTTACAGCACCCATTGCAGGTCTTTATCAATTTAATGTTGCTATTGTATTTCAAAGTAGTGGTCAGAGTTCTCGATATACTCGTGCAAGAATTTTTAAAAATGGAAGCACTACTCAGATTGAAAGTCATTCACATATGTCAGATGAAACTTCTAACAACGATTATTCTGGGGTTACTTTCGGAGCAGTTATGGATTTGTCGGCAAATGACGTAATATCAGTTCATATAGCTGTTGCTAATAGCAATTTATCCATTTCAGGTATTAATAAAACAACAAACTTTTCTGGTTTTTTTATAGGATAAACAATGAGTACATTAAGAGTAGACGAAATAAAAGATTCAACAGGTGCATCAACAGGATTAACTATTGATAGCACTGGTAGAGTTTTAGCTCCTGCCGTACCTGCATTTCATGCGTGGAAATCATCAATTCAAACAGCTAGTGCTAGTAGTGAGACAGTAACCTTCGATAACGTTACTCTTAATACTGGGAGCCACTTTTCAAGTAACATCTTTACTGTTCCAGTAGCAGGAGTTTATTTCTTTTCTTGCAAATGGCTTTCAACAAACGACACGGATCAAGATGATATATACATACAAGTTAATAATGTATCAAAAAGTAAATCAAGAAATTCTAAGAGTGCAGTTGGCTCTCATGATTCAGTAACCATTACTTACATAGTAAGTCTTTCCGTTAGTGATACTGTGAGAGTAGTAATTAACGCAAGTGGAAGTTCAATTTATGGGGGTTCTGAAGGTTGGACAACATTTATGGGATACTTAATAGGATAAACAATGAGTACACTATCAGTAGACACAATACAGGGTAAAACAACAGCAAGCACTGTTCAGATGCCAAGTGGTTCGCTTGTACAATTTGTGCATAAAAATGTAGGTATCTTGCAGTTAAGTGCATCGGCAACACTTGTGTCTTTAGGGACTCAAGCGATTACTCCTAAATTTGCAAACAGCAAAATATTTATCCAAGTTCTTAATCACATTTATATAAAATCACTAACAGCTAATAATTGGAGAGGTTGTTTGATTGTCGTTAAGAGAGGTGATACCACATTAGATAGTGACTCTGGTAAATATGGAGAGGCGGCAAATCTTTCTACTGATTCTGATAGGTATATGACTTATTCAACGAGAATGGTGGTAGATGAGCCTAATACAACCAGTGCTGTAACTTATGAGGTTTTTGCAGCTTCATTAAATTCAGAGATTACTGTTGATATTAATCATGGAAGTTATGGTTCTGGTGGAAAAATTCAAATAATGGAAATAGCAGGATAAGGGAAAAATAATGACAACAATATCAGACGCATTAATAAGTTTAGGAATAACAGAGTGGGTGATTAGAGGTGATGAGCCTACATCTGAAGAAGAATTTAATGAAAGATTTAGAAAAATCACTGGAGCAGATAAAAATGGTTCAGCAATCGAAAGTGCAGACCCAAAAGACTGGGGTGTAAATTACGCACAGGTAGCAGGTGAAAAGACGTTACTGCAAAGCCGTGAGCCGATGCGAGTGCTTCGTATAGAACGAGACAGATTACTGGCAGAAACAGATTGGACTGCGTTAGGTGATGTAACCATGTCAAGTGCTATGAAAACCTATAGGCAAGAGCTTAGAGACTTACCTGCTAGTTCTGACCCAAAGCTCGACAGTTATGGCAATTTAGACATGAGTAGTGTAAAGTTTCCAACAAAACCAAGCTAGGAGTAAGAAGTGGCATTAACTAAAGTAACAGGAAGTGGAGCAAATGGACTAACGTTGTCTAGCACAGATGTTACTGTAGCATCTGGTGATTTACTGTTTGGTACAGCTAATAAAGGTATTGTTCTTGGTGTTACATCTAATACAGATGCTAATACGATTGATGACTTTGAAGAGGGAACTTTTAGTGCTGTAGCATCAACAAACGCAGGTACATTTTCTCATAGTTCAGGAGTTTATGTAAAAATAGGACGAATTGTTTTCATCCAATGTTTTTTTACCTATACAGGAGCAGGCACTAGTGCAAGTAGAACTTATACAGGACTTCCATTCGCAGTTTCAAACACCTTTGCATTTACTGGGGTAGACTATCAAGGAATTAGTTGGTCTGCTCATTATGGTAGAGTGCAGTTTGAAGGTGGCACATCGAGTTTCAGCGATAATTATGGTGCTATAACTGGTGGAAGTATGGGACCAAATAATTCTACTAGAGTTACAGGGTTCTATTTAACAGATTAATAAATTAATATTAAAGGTTAAAAAATGGCAATAACAAAAGAAACAATACAAGATAAAATAGAAGTCGTAGGTGACTTCAGGCACATACAAGTGCGAACAGCCACTGTGATAAAAGAGGATGGTAAAGAAATATCAAGAAGTTATCATCGGCATACAGTAGCACCAGACGCAGACAGTTCAAACGAGAGTGCAGATGTAAAAGCAATGGTGGCACAGTTTCATACAGACGCAGTTAAGAAAGCATACGCTGACCATCTAGCAAAGGCAGAGGTCTAATGCCCTACATAGGAAAAGCACCAAATCAAGGTGTTAGAACACGCTTCATATACCAAGCCACAGCAGGGCAGACATCTTTTAGTGGTTCAGATGCTAATGCAAACGTATTAAGCTACAGTGATGGTGAGTATGTAGATGTCTATCAAAATGGTGTTTTACTCAAACCTGCTACAGACTACACATCTACTTCTGGCACAACGGTGGTGCTAGTAACAGGAGCATCCTTGAATGATGTAGTAGAGATTATAGTGTATGACGCTTTTTCCATAGCCAACAGCTACACCAAAGCAGAATCAGATACACGCTATCCTTTTCTTGGAAACGACAGTATAATACGAACCAACGGCAACAGTATCACGGCAGATATAACAATACCCAGTGGCACAAACGGATTGTCAGCAGGACCCATAACAGTTACAAATGCTACAATCACAGTTAACGGAGTGTATACAATAGTATGACCAGTAGATTACTAGTGGATAAGATTGAGGGAAAAAGCACTTCTGGAACTATTCAGATGCCTAGTGGTCATGTGGTGCAAACAGTAACAAATACAACCACAACCGCAAATAATGTTACAGCAAATGGTTCATTCACTAGTATTACTGCTTCTGAAGTTACAATCACATCCAAACTTGCTAACAGTGCGTTTTTGTACATGGCAACTATGTCTGCTGAATGTGATGCTAGCTCCAACTATAATATTTATTTTCAAATGATGTATACAGTAAATGGAGGGAGTGACACGATTCATCCTCTTCCAAACACAAGAGTTCTAAATGGAACTTGTGCCTTAGACTCTATGGGAACAGTCAATCAAACAATAAATTATTTGTATGACAATATAACATCATCAGCAGGAACTACCTTTAAATTCTTTTTTCAACATAGACAAAATACAACAGCTAGTTTTCAATACAATCAACAATCTCTTGGTGGTCAACCATCAGGGAAACCCAATATGTCAAGCATAACTGTTCAGGAGATAGTAGTATAATGGCAAGTGAACTTCATGTAGATGCAATAAAACATTCTGGTGGCACAAGTGCCATGACGATTAGTAGTGGTGGTTTGGTTCTTCCAAGAATACCTATTCTACAAGTCAACGCAACAGATACTGATCAATCAGCGTCTACTGGCAGTGGTGATGTAAAGGTTCAATGGGAAAATGTTGAGATAGATACTCTTAGTGCTTGGAGTACATCTAACAATAATTACACTCCAACTGTAGCAGGATATTATTTAGTCGGTGGAGCTTTAAGGCTTAAAATGAGTACAAACGTACACAGTTTTTTTCAGATAAATGTAAGAAAAAACACCGTTAAAACACTTCAAATACAATTTCAACTAAATTCCGATTTATATTTAAATGGTGTTTATCCTTTACCAACTGGATTAATTGAAATGAATGGATCATCAGATGTTATGGATGTTTCTATTACCTCTGATGAAGATATGGTTATTCACGACAACCCTACAAAATCATTTTTTTTCGCACAACTAGTTCACGCTACATAGGATAAACAATGGCATCAATACTTAAAGTAAATACCATACAAGACGCAACGAACTCTAATACAGCTTTGTCTATTGATACTAGTGGAAGAGTATTACAACCTTCTGTTCCTGCGTTTAGGGTTGGTTTTAGTGGTAACCAAACAATCAGTTCAACTGGTAATAATACTTTAGCATGGAATCAAGGTACAAGCTCAGAAACAGAAAGCTGTTATACTCAAGGTGGTTTTACTTGGAGTAGTGGGATAGTAACTGTTCCAGTTGCAGGAATTTATCATTTTTCTATAACTTTGAGAATTGATAGTATAGGTAGTGGGTATTTAGTTGCTAAAATATTAAAAAATGATAGTGAATCTGGTACTGAT